AGGGGTGTTTCTTATTCATACAATACTAGCAGTGGAACTAGCAACAATAAGATTGGTTTCTTTGGTTTAGACGATAGTTCTATTGCAAGCAGCACCGCTGATGCTGATAATCATGGCACACATGCTGATGACAGCAGAAGATGGACTTACATCCCAGATGCTGGCATTACAAATAGTGTTGTAAGCGGAACCAAAGGTTTCTTAGACGTTAAGGGTCTTTACTATCAATCTGGTGATTATGAATTAGGTGGTGTTGTATACTTCGATAGTGAAGGTTTACAGAGATCAACAAATGCAGTTGCATCACCTGTAATCACTTCTAAGCAGATTTTAACTGCTGTCACCAAGAATACATTATCTCTCGGTAGTGCAATTTCTGCAAGTGCTGGTGATATTATCAGACAGGATTCTAGTGGTGCCTATGGTGTCGTAGAAACAACCGTATCTTCTTCAACCACAGTCGATTTGATTGGAGTTGAAGGTACATTCAGTACAGCATACAACCTCAGAAGAGAGGGTCAAAATGGATTTATTGAAGATCTTTCTTCAATACCAAGCGGTGGTGTTACTGTAATATATACTAATAAACCACAGTGGACTTCGACATTGGATGGAGGTAATTTCTGATAAATGGAAAATCAAAGTGAAGTTGACGTTAATGTTTTGATGAAATTATATCATACAAAACTTGCACAAGCTACAAATCAAAATGTACTGTTAGAAGCAAAACTAACAACTCTGACTAATGATTATAGAGAACATATTGAATCATTATTACAAGAAAATGCTGATTTGAAGCAACAGTTAGAAGAAAAATCGGAGTAATATGGCAAAACCATCAACTAGACAAGGACTGATTGATTACTGCCTCCGTCAATTGGGAGCACCAGTATTAGAGATTAACGTTGATGATGATCAGATTGATGATCTAGTTGATGATGCCATTCAATATTTCAATGAACGTCATTATGACGGCGTTGAAAAGATGTACCTCAAATATCAGATTACACAAGATGATATTAATAGAGGAAAAGCATCTGGAACTTCTGGGGTTGGTATCGTAACAACAACTGCCACTTCTACTAATATTAGTGGATATGGAACTCTTAGTTCCAATTTTTATGAAACCTCAAACTTTATCCAAGTTCCAGATTCTGTAATTGGTATTGAAAGAATATTCAGATTTGATACCAGTTCAATTTCTGGTGGGATGTTTAGTATCAAGTATCAGTTATTCTTAAACGACTTATACTACTTCAACTCAGTTGAACTTCTTCAATATGCAATGACCAAATCATATCTTGAAGATATTGATTTTCTTTTAACAACAGACAAGCAAGTAAGATTTAATAAGAGACAAGATAGATTATATCTTGATATTGACTGGGGATCACAAAGTGCTGGTAACTATCTTGTTCTTGAATGTTACAGAGCACTTGATCCAGCATCATTCTCACAAATCTATAATGATAGTTTCTTGAAAAAATATTTAACCGCACTGATCAAAAGACAGTGGGGACAAAATCTCAGTAAGTTCAAAGGAGTTAAACTTCCTGGTGGTATTGAACTTAATGGTGGAGAAATATATCAAGCAGCAGAACAAGAACTGAGTGAGATCAAGTCAAGAATGTCAATGGAATATGAACTTCCACCTCTGGACTTTATTGGATAATGGCACTTAATCCCTTCTTTCAACAAGGAACTGCATCTGAACAGAGACTTGTTCAGGATATAGTTAATGAACACCTGAGATTTCATGGTGTAGAGGTGATTTATATACCAAGAAAATATGTAAATCAAAAGACTATCATAGAAGAAGTTCAATCATCAAAATTTGATGATAACTTTGCAATTGAAGCATACGTTAATACTTACGATGGATATGGTGGAGCAGGAGATATTCTAACTAAGTTTGGTGTAAGTGTAAGAGATGAACTTGTAATTACTATTTCGAAAGAAAGATTTGAAGATTTTGTTGCACCTTTCATGGCAGGTCTTGATGATGGTACAGAAACCAGCATACTGCCAACACCAACAAGACCTAGGGAAGGTGATTTAGTTTATTTCCCTCTTGGAGAAAGATTATTTGAAGTAAAATATGTAGAGCATGAAAGTCCATTTTTCCAATTAGGAAAAAATTATGTTTATGAGTTGAAGTGTGAACTCTTTGAATATGAGGATGAAATTATTGATACAACACTCGATGAAATTGACAGACAGGTTGAAGATGAAGGATACATCACAACCCTAAAACTTATCGGAGTTGGAAGAACAGCAGTTGCAGATACCTTTATTGAAGGAGCACTTGGTGTTGTAAGTGGTTACGTTAGTGAAATTTTCATCAACAATGATGGATATGGATTTACATCTACACCAACCATTGGACTTACCACGTCTCCCACTGGAAATGATGCAGATAATGCAACTGCTGTCGGATTTGTAACAACTAAGGGTGGAGTAACTTCACTCGAAAGCATTTTACTGACAAATGCAGGTGCTGGATATACCGTTGCACCTACAGTAACTATATCTGGTGGCGGCGGAACTGGTGCAGCAGCAACTTGCTCTATTGTAACTAGTGGTCAAGGCGTTGTTAGAATCATCGTCACTGATGGTGGTGTTGGATACGGAACAGCACCTGTCGTTACGATTGGTGGACCACCATCAAGTGGTATTGCAAAAACAGCAGTTGGTATTGCATCTCTTGGATCTGATACTTCTATTAAAGCAATTTACATTTCTGATCCTGGTAGAGGATATAGTTCTCAACCAGCAATTACAATCGCAGATCCAGAAACTTTATCTGGACTTGGTACATATAACTTTAATGAAATTGTCTATGGATCTAGATCTAGAACCGAGGCAAGAGTTAAAGAGTGGGATAAAGATACCTTCACTCTTAAAGTTTCCAATGTAAGTATTGGATCCACTCAACTTGGATTCTTTACAGGAGAAAGCATTATCGGAAAAGAATCTGGTGCCACTTATCCAGTTAAACTTTATACAGAAGATAATGTCTATGATAAATACACTGAAAACGATCAGTTTGAATCTCTTGGGGATGATATTGTAGATTTCACAGAAACTAATCCATTTGGTACATTTTAATGTTAGGAACTTATTATTATCACGAGATAATTAGAAAAACAATTATAGCGTTTGGAACGCTGTTCAATGATATTCACATTCGCCACCAAGATCAGAGTGGGAATGATATTAGTGATATGAAAGTTCCTTTGGCATATGGTCCTAGTCAGAAGTTCTTGGCAAGATTGACCCAACAGTCAGAACTCAACAAACCAATTCAAATTACTATGCCAAGGATGTCTTTTGAGATGACATCTATTGCATACGACGCAACTAGGAAATCAAGTTTAGTCCAAACATTCAAAACATGTGATGATGGTGGAAAAGTAAAGAAAGTTTTCATGCCAGTCCCATATAATATTGGTTTTGAACTTAATCTTCTTTCAAAACTTAATGATGACTCTTTACAAGTATTAGAGCAAATACTTCCATATTTCCAACCTCATTTCAATCTTACCATTGATTTAATTGATTCTATTGGAGAAAAAAGAGATATTCCAATTATCTTAGATGCTATAAGTTTTCAAGACGATTATGAAGGAAACTTTGATACTAGAAGAGCATTAATACATACATTGAAGTTTACTGCGAAAACATATCTGTTTGGTCCAATCGCTGATAGCAGTGATGGTCTTATCCGTAAGGTTCAGGTTGATATGTATAGTAGTACTGATACTACAACTGCCAAACGTGAAATGAGATATACGGTTACACCTACCGCCAAAGAAGATAAAAACAATGATGGCGTTATTGACGCAACAGATCATGGTCTTCTTCAACCTGGGGATAACTTTGGATTCGATGAGGAGTGGACCTTCTTTGCTGATAGTAAAGAATACTCCCCATCAAGGCAAACTGACATTTAATACTTATGACTGATAATTATGAATCACTTGACAAGGCACTCAATATTGAGAGTAGCATTGTTGAAGCAGAAGTTGCAGAGATTAGGAAACCACCTGTCCCTGTTGAAAAGACTGATATTAAAAAAGATTATGAGTACACCCGTGCAAACTTATATTCTCTTATAGAAAAGGGGCAGGAAGCAATCAATGGGATTATGGAACTTGCAGGAGAAAGTGCAAGTCCACGAGCATATGAAGTTGCTGGGCAACTTATTAAAAGTGTTGCCGATACAACGGATAAGTTAGCAGATCTTCAAAAGAAACTTAAAGATCTTGAAGATGAAAGCACTAAACAAACTACAAATAATGTGACAAATAACGCATTATTTGTTGGATCAACATCTGATCTCTCAAAGTTACTCAAACAAGGTTTTCTAAATAATAATAAGTCAAAAGACGAATAATAATGGCAAAGTCCTGCAAAAAAGGATACTATTATTGCTACACTTCTAAGAAGTGTA